CGACGCTAACTTCTTGTCTGGTGCCGCTGATCAGGTAACTTATGTATTTAAGAAGCTCGGCGGTGATATTCTTGATATTGAGATTACTCCAGCAAATGTCTACTCTGCATACGAAGAGTCCGTTCTAGAATACTCATATCAGATTAATCTCCACCAGTCAAAAAACATGCTTTCTGATGTTCTTGGCAACGCAACAGCGTCATTTGATCACGAAGGGCAGATGACAGCTGGCGATGCTTCTGGGTCCAACGCTAACCTTAAATATCCGCGATTTAAGTTTACCTACGCCCGCAGAGTTGCAGAGGGAGTAGCTGAGGAGGCTGGATTTGGTGGACACCTTACAGAATACTCTGCGTCTTTCTCGGCCTCTACATCGCAGTCCACCTACGACCTACAGGACATTATCTATAGTGCCTCCTTAAACAATGAAGATAACGGCACTGGCGATCCAGTACCATTTAGCGGATTAGTAGGGAACAATAAAGTAAGGGTCACAAGAGTATTTTATAAGACACCAGCAGCTATGTGGCGGTTTTTTGGATACTATGGTGGCATCAATGTTATTGGTAACATGGCTACATATGGGCAGTTTGCAGATGATTCAACGTTTGAGATTATTCCTGCATGGCAGAACAAGATGCAGGCCATGGCCTATGAAGACCACATATACACGAGGACTTCTCACTACTCTTATGAATTGATTAATAATAACTTAACTCTGTATCCACCCCCTGACGGAAGGATAACGGATAGATTCTTTGTCAAGTTTACAGTCGAGAGAGACGCTTGGGACGACGACGCAGATGGCATCCGAGACACTGGGGTCGCAGGCATCAACAATATTAACTCAATTCCTTTTGATAACTTACCTTACCATAATATCAATGCTATCGGTAAACACTGGATCCGTAGGTACGCACTAGCACTTTGTAAAGAAATGCTCGGACAGGTTAGAGGGAAGTTTGGTGGGTCTATACCGATACCAGGGGATAATATCACTCTTAACTCATCCGACTTACTTTCGCAAGCAGCTACGGAGAAGACAGTGCTCATCGATGAGCTTAAAAAGATTCTTGATGAGACTACTTACTTGCAACTTATGAAGACTGACGCGGAGCTACTCGATGCGACAGGCAAGATTATGGAGGAGGTCCCATCTCCTATCTTTGTGGGGTGATATAAATGGCGAATAAATGGACACAACCTGAGGCTCCTCCTCCTCCGCTGTTTACGGGGGCGAAAGAAAGAGATCTTGTTAAGCAAGTCAACGATGAAATTATTGAAAGAGTCGTTGGGCAGACTATTGCTTACTATCCTATTGATTTAGAGAGGACATACTTCCACGATTTGTACGGAGAGGCAATACAAAAGACTTTCTTGCCTCCCGTAGCCGTTAAAGCACTCGTTGAATATGATGGGCTAAAGACAGAGTATACAAAAAACGTTGGCCTAGACAAAACACAAGGCCTAACAGTGCATTTTCACAAGAGAAGACTCACAGAAGACCAAAATTTGTTTGTTAGAGAGGGAGATTTTGTCTTATATGGTGACTCTTTCTATGAAATAGTCACTTTATCCGAGCCAAAGCTTATTTATGGACAGATAGACCATAAATTAGAGATATCTGCTAAGTGTATAAGAGCACGGGAGGGCTTATTCGATGGCACCTAATAGGAATTATACAGGTATAGAGGGTGCAGATCGTTATCTGAAGGAAGTTTCTTTCATGCCTTCAACTGTAGAGACAATAGACCGTGCTTTTATTGATTTTATCGATAATAAGCTTGATATCTTTGCTACAACCAACAAGGGATGGGAAAAGGTACCTGTTTTGTGGGTTTCGGCTGAGCGGGCATTCCAAATCAAGCGAGATAAGGGCCTTAGGGACAGCAAAGGTATACTAAAGCTTCCCTTAATCACAATTGAGCGCAAATCAATGAAGAAAGACCCTAGTATGAAGGGTGTTGCATGGGCTCATATACCAGAAGTCAACGATGAGAAGGGCGGAGCGATTACAGTCGCCAGGGTTATCAAACAGGATAAAACATCTAACTTTGCTAATGCCGATTCAGCCAAAAAGCGTGGTTCTATAACAGATCCAGGCGTTGGTGAGGGACAACAAAACTTTCCAAACTCTGCTGCGAGCAAGGTTGTTTATGAAACTGTTAGTATGCCAATCCCAACTTATGTTGTTGTTGATTATGATGTGGTTGTTAGGACAGAGTACCAACAGCAGATAAATGATATTATAACTCCTTTCATAACTAAGACCGGACAAATCAATAACTTTGTTATGAGGATGGAAGGACACATGTTTGAGGGTTTCATTCAAGGGGACTTCGGACAGAATAGCAATGTGGCACAGCTAAACGAAGAAGAAAGGATGTATGAGACGCCTATAAAAATAAAAGTGCTTGGTTACCTGATAGGCGAAGGCCCCAACAGAGAGAGGCCAAAGCTAACTCTAAGAGAGAACGCAGTTGAGGTTAAAATACCAAGAGAGCAGGTGATATTTGGTGACATTCCAGAGTTTGACTCCACCAGGGTTGCTGACCTCTTTTATAAAGAGTAAATTAGTGCTTTGCGCTTTTAAAATACTATTTATTACGTGAAGACATCTATTTAGGAGAATTAACCCTATGGCTGAAAGAAAGTTTAGATTTGTGTCCCCTGGCATTTTTATTAATGAAGTTGACAACTCGCAGTTGCCGAATGACCTGCCTGACGTTGGACCGATTATAGTTGGACGCGCACAGCATGGCCCTGCCATGCGTCCCATCAGAGTTAATTCTCCTTCCGAGTTTATTCAATTTTATGGCAATCCGGTTCCAGGTGGCCGTGGCGATGATGTCTGGCGTGACGGAAACCAAGTTGGACCAACATACGGCGCTTACGCTGCTATGGCATACCTGCGTGCTGGTGTTGGCCCTGTCAACTATGTTAGGCTTCTAGGCTCCCAGAGCCCTACTGCTACCGCAGGGCAGGAAGCAGGATGGATGGCTGGTGATGCAACACCAAGTGCCACACACGCCGACAACGATGGCGCTTTTGGCTTGTTTGTATTCCCGTCAGCATCAAGCGATATGAGAACAATCGATATTGGCGATGGTCGCTTGGCTGCTGTCTTTTACAGCACCGCTGGTGTTTACTTTGAACTTAGCGGTACAAACCTTGCGTCTGTTGCAGACCAAGGCCAGCTTGCTCTCATAGAGTCCACAGCGACTGGTCCTGAGTTTAAGATGGTCGTTGCAGGCAGCGACAGTACTTCTTATACAACATCCTTCAACTTTGATAGAAACTCCTCCAAGTATATTAGAAAGGTTTTTAACACAAACCCACAGCTTGGTAATGGTCGCTCATCTGCCGTTCATACAGATACGACAGCTGTTTCAAATCTTGCCAGTAAGTATTTCTTAGGAGAAACATTTGAAAGATTTGCCATTACCGATCCTGCAATTACTGGTAAGGCAATGGGTGTTATTGTTCCGCTAGGGTCTGGGACTGCTGCGGCAACTAACTATTCTTATAAGAGAAGGGCATTTAGCGATGGTCAGACGGGTCTTGTCTTCTCACAAAACCCATCGTCAGATTATTCTTCCTTTGATGCCGCTTCAGACACAACAAATTTATTTAAGCTAAGGGCATTAAACCATGCTGCCTGGGCTTCCAAGAATTTGAAAGTTTCAATTACAGATATCAGAGCAGCTAAGAATGATATTAACGCTTATGGTACGTTTACCGTTCAGGTGAGGCTTGCTAGCGACTCAGACAATGCACCGCAGGTCCTTGAGCAGTTCACAGGTTGTAACCTCAATCCTGCTTCCGAGAACTATGTCGCTAAGAAGATTGGCGACAAGTATGTTGAGTATGACACTACACAGAGAAGGCTCCGTGAGTATGGTGAATTCAACAATCAGTCGAAGTACATTTACATCATCATGGAGTCACTTGTCTCTGATGGTAACGCAGATTCAGCCCTGCTGCCTTTCGGATTCTACGGACCTCCAAAGCCTCATGACTTTGCTGTTGCCTCTGGAAGTGTCCACACTTTTGATTCTGGTTCTATCGTTGGGACGGCTGCTATCGGTGCTGGAACTCCCATCACTACCTTCGCAACTGGGTCTGAGACATTAATTCTGGATGCTAGACGACCAGATGGCCTTGAAGATGCCGCTAACAGTTTCTTAGCCACTCCAACGGGGACAACACATTTAACAGCTTCATTCCTGTTCCCGTCAATAGCGCTAAGAAGCAAGGCTCTGGATGGTGGTTTGTCAGATCCGACCAAAGCTTACTTCGGTATTCAGCCAACGATCACAGCTACAAGTACTAGGTTTGATCCTGGTTACGCTGATTATGTCCGACCTGCGCCTGGTGCTGCCGATACATTTACTGCTGGCGGATCGTTTGAGAATTCGTTCATCTTTACACTAGATGATGTGAAGACAGGTGGTGTTTATGAATCTGGCTCTGCTGCTGGTGGTACGTCACTGAACGGGGCTGGCAGCAGCCATACAGCTTCATTAGACGCTGGCTTCAACAGATTTACAATGCCACTTTGGGGCGGTCACGATGGATTTGATATTGGTGAGCAAGAGCCATTTAACAATCTTGCCATTGGTGCTTCATCTACCGAGGATAGTAGCTACGCTTATTACTCTGTTAAGAGAGCTATTGACACTGTCTCAGACCCAGAGTTTGTCGAAGCAAACATTCTTTCAGTTCCGGGCGTCACTGTTCCGCTTATTACAGATCAAGTACTCAATGTCGCTGAGGGCAGGGCAGATTGCCTTGCTGTTGTTGATATCGAGAATGTTTACACGCCCAAGACGGAAAGCACCCAGTCTTATCAGAATAGACTTGGCTCGGTAGCAACTGCTGTTTCCTCATTGGAAAATAGAAGAATTAATACCAGCTATGGTTGCACCTTCTACCCTTGGGTTAGAATTAGAGACGATATCTCTAACGCTTCTCTCTGGGCTCCACCTTCTGTTATCGCAATTGGCACTATGGCTTCTTCAGAGGCCAGATCAGAGTTGTGGTTTGCACCAGCAGGCTTTACTAGAGGTGGTCTAAGCACAGGTGCTGGTGGTTTCGGTGTTCTTTCAACTACCGAAAGACTTCGCAGAGAAGATAGGGATGACCTGTACGAAGCTAACATTAATCCAATTGCTACGTTCCCGAGTGAGGGCATCGTTATCTTTGGCCAGAAGACGCTACAGGTCACTCCTTCAGCCCTTGACCGAATCAACGTTCGTCGCCTGATGATTTTCCTGAAGAAGAGAATTTCTAGAATCGCTGCTGGCATCCTATTCGACCAGA